CAGCCATATCTGCGCCCAACATTTTTTTGGGCTGCTCTTGCAAGATGCCCAGGGTGTGCTGTGAAGCCAGTACACGGGCAGCCTCTACTGCTTCTTCCTTTGTTGCGTAGTTGCCATAGTTTGCATGCAGCCCTACGCCGCGTGCATCGAAAACCCAGCACTTGCGTTTATCCCAGAACCGTACTTTTTCCCATAACTCTTTAGCCATTTGTGCAGCTCCCTTTTTTAATTTTTAATTTTTCTAAACCGCCCACCGCGCATAACCAAATGCGTTTCGTAACGAGCATGGTATGGAATCCAGCGATATGTCGCGTACTTTTTTTTGCCTTTAAAGATTTCCACAACACAGTCCTTGAAGGGGCCATCGCCAAACTTCCAATTTCTGTCTATCTTGTGTTTACGAATGTATCTTTCGGACTCTGCCTGCGCCTCACTGATTTTGGGGTAAGTATCTGTGGTGTAAACATCGTCACCTACAAAATTAAACACTTTAGCTGTATACATTTCTTTCTTCATTTTTCCCTCACAATTTATGACAGTAGATGTCAATCTATACATATAAGTTAACAGTTACTGTCAATTATTCAAGGGTCTGAGTGCAAAAATGTTTACAAAATGTCTACAAATGCACAAAAAACCCCCTCTGGTTTCAAGAACCAGAGGGGGATAAATAGCTGTAATTATTACAGAAAACCTTGGTCGGAGTGGCGGGATTCGAACCCACGACCCCTACACCCCCAGTGTGGTTCTTAGTCCATTCTGAGTAACATTTGTTAGGTTTTCAGTCAATTTATAAACTTTGATACACCCCCATACATCCTCAATTTTGTCTACAAAGTGTTAACATGATTATTTGTTCATCATGCTCTTTTTCATTTCCATCTTTTTGCCTTTTTTCTTTGCAGCTTTTTTTGCCGCAGCCATGCCCTTTGCGCCATAGCTATATTTTTTACCGTCTACCATTGGCATCGTCTTTCTCCTTCTTTACCAGTTTCGACAAGACCAGTAACGAGCTGACATCTTGTCCTTTGCCGTATCACAGTTATGTCTGCTACGGAAATTCTTGCGAGCTTGCGGATTGTCTTTTCTTATCTCCATGTTTGCGTCGCCGTATGGGATTGTTTTGACTTTGTCGCCTTGCTTTACTTTGACGACAAACTTCTTCCTGCCGTAGCCTGCCTCACCTTTTTTGATGCGCCTGGGCTTGTTGATGACAGACACCCTGCTCATGTTCTAAACCGCCGTGTTTTCGCAGCAATCTTTTTTGGCTGCGGAACGCTCGAGCCTGTGCCACCGCCCTTGCGTTTTGCCCTGGTGGTTGCAGCATACTCCGCCGGACTGAGTGCTTTTATGGCGGCTGCGGGTAAATAACGCTCACCCGTTTCGCTGGATTTCTTACCGCTTTTGGTGCGCCATTTTTGCTTGCCCCAGTTCATAAGGCTGCGTTGTGGTGCTTTCATTAGTTTTTGTATCCCCCGCCAGCAGCCTTGTAGTCCTTCGCCAATTTCTGCGCTTTTCTTGCTGACCACTTACCACTGGGCGTCCCCATTGTGTTTGCTGCTTTGATCTTGTTGAAAAGACTTTTTCGCATTTTGGGCTTCGTATAGTTGCCTGATTCATTTACTGCCATCAATCAGCCCTTCCCTGTACCCGTTTTGTTTGTCGTAGGTCAGCACATCTTTACGCGGTTCATGCACATACGAGCAATGAATCCAGCCAGTGTTGCCGCCCGTGTAAAACTCCAATATGAGTTGGTCAAAGTCTAGGGTGTCGCGGATATATTCAGCGACTTCCATGTTCGTTACGCCAGGTATTTCAAAATCTGCAGCCTGCCCTTTGGTGTGCTGGCTTGTAATCTTACTGCCGATCACTGTGCAAAGTTCTGGGCTGCGATACCCACTGGTCACTGTAACTGGCCTGTCGAAGTGGTCACGAATAGGCTGCAGCACATGCTCGCACAACAGCTCTAGCTGCGTGATGTGATGCTTGTCTGGGATGTTATCTATGCCACGCCGGATGGCTGTTTGACTTTTTGTCATTTCTGCCAGGCTAAAATTTTTAGAAAGCTTCATTACTTTTTCCTAAATTTATCGACGCCCTTGAGCCCTAGCCCAGCCAATATCGTCACATAAAGAATATTCTGATACCACTGCGGCAGCTCATTTAGCCTGGCAAAGCCTGCTTGCACAATGTCTTCCATGCCAGGCACAAAGCTCAGTATACATGGCGTCAGAACAGCCACCGTGATCAGCTCGTCACGCCAGCTTCCCTTGGTACTCTCTGCCATAATCAGTTCCCACTTACTGTCGTTATCAACAGCAGTCTGCATGATTTTAGATTTGGCTTTTTCTTTTTCTACTTTCCCCTCGATGAAGGTCTGGGCAAGGCTACCCACTACGCCCAAAAGCTGTATCATTTGTTACCGCCTTTGCTTTCTTTCGAAATATATATTCCGTAAATTCCTGACATAATCCCCATGATGACGGAGATGTACGCGCTCTGCTGCGTTGTGGGGTTTTCGAGGCTCATAAACCATTCGGCTGACCGCCAACTCATTGCCACACAGGCAATCATTACCAGGCGTCCAGTGAGGTTGAAGCGCATGTATTTTTCAAACCAGCTCACTTGAAACCACCTTTCAGCCAGACCACCCAGGCCACCAAACCGCCAATCATAGCAGTGAGCAGCAAGGTTACAAAACCCAAGCCCAACATTTCCATGATCTGTTCCATCTTTTTTTCTTTCAGCCGCTTTTCTTCGAGCTTTCGTTTGCGCAAGTCGGCTTGTATTTTTTGAAGGTCAGACCATGCGTTGAAGCCATAGTTCGCTATGAGAAAGTTTTTAAGATCAAGCTCCATCTTTTCTGCCTTCTTGAGAGCAGCAAAAGTATCCAGTGCCTGTTCATCCACATTTTTAAACCTGGATGTTTTCTTTTCTTGATGGGCTTGCTTAACATCAGAAATTGCGCCCATCCACTTGCCAATATCGGCTGACATTGACTCGACTTGCTTGCCTGCTTGCCACGCTTTTACAATAGCATTGTAGCTGGCTGTAGCTACAGCAATAGCCGATACAGGGTCGATAGCCATATCTTTTATGTCGGCATGTCAGGCCAAACGACCTCATCAATGCTACTGTATTTTTTTGTAATATCTCGCAACTCTTGTCTGTAAGAAGAGTATTTATTGCTCAAAGCATCTGGAACATCTCGCCCTTGTGACCAATCAGTTTGTGCTAACTTATCGTTTCGAGCTTCCCTTAGTTGAGCCAATAATCTTTCTGACAAACTAGGATTAGATTTTTGCTCTTCTTCTATTTGGGCTATTTCATCTGACGTAAGTTCTATTACTTGCGCTTTGTTAGAAACAGCAAAATCAACAACCGTTTTTTTCATGCGTTCTTTACTCCGAATAAATATCCTGTGCCTTGAATAAAACCTGTGCCATATCTAACATAAAATTTTACACCTCTAATTGGATTACTGGCAGCGTTTTGATAAATATCCAAGCCAGCAAGAAAGAACCCCCCCTCTGATGTACCCTGATGACTCATCTCATTATAGTGTCCAAACATCATTGGTGGGTGTTGATTGCTATCATCAGTATAATTTCTGCCAACCAATCGACAAACAACCCTTATTCCTTCATGGTTTGAACCACCTATATTACTACCTATTTTCATATAACCATGAAAAGGGTCTTGAATATGACCATTGACACCTGAGTCATTACCCCTCGAAAAAGTGTAAGTATAAGGACTACTGCTTGAAATTGAGTTGCCGTTGTTATCTAAAAATCGAAAATTCAACTCATCGTTATCAGTATTTGGGTGAAGATGTAAAATAATATCAAATGTATCGTAAGTAGTTGGCAGATTATCAAAAGTTAATTCAGTTGTAAGGGAACTTATTGTAACTGTTGATAATGCAACATAATCAGAAGGTGCATTAGTAAGACGAGCTGCATCAAATGCACCACTTGTAACTTTAGAAGCAGCTAAATTTGGTATTCTGCCATCAGCAAAACTACCAGATGTTATTTTAGATGCTGGCAAAGCAGGAATGTCTGCATCTGTAAAACCACCAGAAATAATATTAGCTAAATCTCTTGCTCTTGTCATGGCTTACTCCGGCTTGTCAGGCCACACAACAGTGCGTGGGTTGTTGTGTGTTTTTGTTATGTCTCGCAATGTCTGTCGATAAGCTGTGTATGCATTCTTTATTGCATCAGGAACATCAGCCCCTTGTGACCAATCTGTTTCAGCTAACTTTTTATTACGCATTTCACGCAAAGCTCTCATTGCTCTTTCTGCATCAGTACCATCAGCAGCTTCTTCCTTTTCTCTTGCAGCAATTTCTTCAGATGTCATTTCGACCTCTGAGCCAGAAATTTTTACATCCATTGGGTTTGTTAATGGATCATATTCATCAGGAATTTTACTAAAATCTATTACAAACTTTTTCATGTGTTTTGTATCCCGTAAATGTGAACTGTTGCTCTAGCCACATTGCCAGAACTAAAGTAAAACTGTATCCCCCTTATAGGTGAAGGATTACTATTACCCATCATTCCATAGAAGCTACCACCAGAAGGATTGCTGGTAGCATAATGGCCTATGACATTCCCTTGAATAGAAGGCGGTACTTGTTCAACAACAGAAGCATTGAAGTTTCTGTTTTGCAATGTACAATCAACCGACACGCCTTCATAATTAGCAGAGCCAATACTAGTTCCTGTTATTTGCATTACACTACTGTTATCACTTTGTGTACTGCTGCCGTCTGTGTCACGATAATAACCATAAGTATTAGCTGCGGATAACACATTTCCTAAATTGTCTAAAAACCTTGCTCTAAAATCTACACCGTCAGTCACAGGATGTGCGTTTATATGAATGTGAAAAGTGTTAAATACATCAGGCAAATTGTCTATAGTAATAGCGGCTGTTGATGATGTAATTGTTGTTGTGCTTAGTGCAAGATAAGCTACTGTACCACTAGCATTTGGGAGAAACAGGCTTCTGCCGCTTGTTGGCGTTTCCCAAAAAATATTACAAGTATGGTTTGTTCCTCGACAATTTACCCAACCTAGTATTTGTTGATCTCGAAAATTAAAAAATCTATTTACGCTGTTTGGACTAAAAAGCTGCACTACATTATAAGGCTGCGCCTCTATAAACATACTGCTGCCTTCAATGAGATGAGTTACTTCTTCAGCCGTAACGCTTATTTTTCCATATAATTCTTGACCGCCATTAGAATCTCTGCCCAAGAACTTGATAGACCCAAGAATATCATCATCGGCTGCACTTGCTGTATCCCTAAATAAAGTTATATTTGGCCCTTGAGAGCTTCCATCATCATCGTCTATGATGTCCAGATTGCGTGTGTTCATCACAACTTTGCCAGTACCATTTGGTGAAACTGTAATGTCTTGATTGCTTGTGCTTACAATCGAATGTGTCTGGACATCCAAATTGCCGCCAAGTTGCGGAGTGCTATCTGCCACCAAATCTGTATTTATACCTGTTAGATTCGCACCTGACACGGCTGGCAAGGTAGCAGGGAATCTAGCATCAGGTATTGTGCCACTTGTAAGTGCCGCAGCACTAATTGCTGCAACATTAAATATACCAAATGCAACCATGTCTACAGTGTCACCAGATGAAGCCGCAGAACCTAATGTGACTGATGTTCCGTTGGTTGCTGTAAAATCTGCACCAGCCAGCCTAACACCGTTTAGGTAAACATCAACAAAGCCAACATCGTAAGTTATTGGGAATACTGTAGTTGAGCCATCATAACTGCCAGACGCTGAACCAACAGTGTAGGTTTGACGAACAGAAGTTCCGTTAACAGCACTTGTTGCTGCTACCCAAGCAGAGCCATTGTAAACTTTTAGTTCGTTATCTGTTGTATTAAAAAATAAATCACCAGCATCTAATGAACCTGTTGGGTTTGATGAGCCAATTCTATATCGTTCAGCAAAACTATTTATTCCTGAAAGATTACTGCTTGATGCTAGTGTATTAATATTAGTCACAGCAGGTGCAAGTGCATTCACACTGGAAATATTGCTGCCAACATTATTTACATTAGTAATATTTGAAGCAACCGTAGCCAGGTTTGAATTGACCACCGAAATAGTGTTGCCCATTGCGTTACCATGTACGGTGCAATAATAACGCAAACTGGATGGTGCGTTTGACGCGACATCTATTTGTACCTTTGCGCCAGCCTGGCCTGCAGTTCCTGTAACTGTCACACCTGTCGTATAAGAATTGCCGCTGCCGTCTTTAAAAGCTAAGGGGTGGCCTGCGTTACTGCTGTCGCTCTGGTCGAAAATGTAGGTGTTGCCTCTATCTAGCGTCAGCGTAGGATTTGCCGCACCGTCAATGTAAAAGACATTAACCCCGCCAGATTGTGCAACCGTGACTGCGTAGGTTGTTGCAGCACCTATTGCATTAGCCAGGCTTGTGACATCAGACGCAATCGCCGCTAGTGCGCCTATGTCACTATCCCTGGCAGCCACAGTGCCTATGTCTGTAGCACTAGAAGCAACCGTTCCAATATTGTTTGTAGGGCTAATTTGACCAGCAACCGTTGTAATATTGGTATTGTTGGTCGCTACTGCGTTTATGTTCGTCTGCTCAGAAGTAGTAGGCTTTATGTCTTCCCAGGCAGAACCATTGTAAACTTTGAAACCAGTTGATGTGTTGAAATACAAATCGCCAGCATCTAGGTTGCTTGTTGGGTCAGACCCTGCAGCTCCGTGATATTGGCCCTGGAAAGTTGACAAAGCTGTTTCTGCGTTTGTTTTAGCAGTCGCCGCGCTTGTAGCACTAGCCGCAGCTTTAGCTGCGTGATGCAAGGCTGAAAATCCTTGTGTGTTGTCACTAAGGGTAAATTGCGAATCTTCTGCGTTTATTGCTAATTTTTGAGCGTCTGCTGATGCGGTGCTTGCAGTCGTAGCAGATGTCGTGGCGGTGGCAGCGTCTACAATTAAAGAGTAACTTGCGCTGTTTGCGTTCGTGGTTAGCGGCTGTGAGCCACTGGATGTGTGCGCAGTTGTCACTATGAAGATGTTGTTAGTGCTTGTGTCCTTTACCAAATCACGCGCTGCATACGCCGTGCTTGCGGCCCAGTTGCCACGAAATGTGCCAAGCTCCTGAGTAATACTGAGGTTGCCACTCGCATCAAAAGCAAACACTTTATTAGCACGATCGGTAGCTGATAGCGTAAACTCTGCACCTGTAATCGTGTTGCCGACAGATGCTTTTATAGAACGGTCAAGCTCTTCTTGTTGCTGTTGCGAAATAAATGTCAAACGGTCTAAGGCATCTTCGTGACTTTCTGCTGGGAACGGGTCATTCGCTACATAATCAGTTCCCTGCGTCAGTGTTAGTACACGCTTTATAACAACGGTTTCGCCTGATTGTGGGCGAAAATCACTTGATGAAAAATGAGCATCAGAGGCGTTGCCAGTGTTGAATTTGAACAACACATTGCCGCCGCTGTCAGCACCAGCACCCGTTACGATATAATGGGTGTCTAGCGTTTTGAGTGTTTCTGTGCCAGTGCTGCTGCGGATAAAAACTTGCAAATCTGCATCAGCAAAAATTTTAAAGGTATAGCCAAAGCTATGAGCCGTACCATTCCCAGCCAAACTTACCTTGGTTGTTGTGCTGCTTACAGTCATTTGATTCTAAAGTCCTCTTCAATTAGATTTTCAATATCTATAGCTGCAGTTGACAGTCGCTCGAAGGTCGGCAAGCTAGTCAGCTCTTGCCAAGCTGCGTCCATAAATCTGTCATGTATGCGATTGATTAATGCGCGTTTACCGCGCATGTCAGATTTTCTATAAGCCCTGCCTTCTGGGCCTATTCCAGATATTGTGTCTTCGAGTGTTTCTCTAAATGATTTGCCCCTGATGATTATTGGCGATGTTACAAACTGCCTGCCTGCGTCATCTTTCAACGCGGCAAGCCCAGGCGGTATGTCTTTTTCATCGCCTTTTGCCAGCCAGGTCAAAAAGCTCTGCTGCGCTATAGTCAAATCAACCTTTAGATATTTTTTAGGGGTTGCTGGTATAGGCCAATCCAGTGCCGCCAACTCTTTGATGTATTCTGGTTGAGCCTTGCTGTTGCTTATCATTATGGGCGACATCGAGTTAAATAACCGCAACATAGGGTTTTCTTGAAAAGACGGCCCGTCTGTAATCAGTCTGCCTAGCGTGTCGTAAATCGGCACTTCAGCGTTAAAATTTTCTGGCGTTATGTTTGCGTCAGAAAGCACATTAGTTGCGTAACCTTGCAAATAAAAGTTTTCTACCGCTTCCAAAAACTGCGTTGACAAGTCGCTTTTTGCCAGACCGACATATCTAAAATCATATTGGCCCTCACGATTTTTAGGCAGCGCACCCGCGTCGGTCAGGCTTATAACATCCTCTTCAGTGTAAATATCAAAGTCTACACTGACTTTTGTAAGCCTTTCGTCGAAAACACGCTCTGCAGCTCTGCTCAACGCGCTGTATGGGTTTGGCACACCAGGCACAAAATTCATAGAGCCAAGAGGGCCGCTATACAAGTATTGCGCGTCCTGACGCTGCATAGCCAGTAACACATT